TTCTAGCCGCGATTCTGTTAGCCGCTCTGTTGATCTCTATAGCCAATGCCGCATGTCTGTCACCGACAAATACACTAGTACCACTCAATGAAGAGAAGTCAAGTGTAGTTCCAGCGCCAGCAAGAGTTCTTAGTGAACCGATAATTTCTTGGTCGATTTCAACTACGATTTCTTGTGCTAAGGCTTGCATAATTTCTGCTTCGACGTCAACGCCGTGCATAGATTCTGCATCTTGAGCCGCCTCAAAAGTCCATCTTGCTGAAAGACGTCTTGTCTTCGCTTCAACAGTTTCTTTTAAGATTTGAATGCTCATTTTCTTACCTGGAAGTCCCTCAGCAGATGCTGTTGCATCTGGAGAACCTGCGTAAGAGTTTGCAAGTTTGAAAGGACTTAATGCCTCGTCACCTGCTGTTGCTCCACCACCAGTTTCCGCATAACGGACCCTTAGTGTGTGAATTTGTCCTACTGGACCAGTCATAGGCTGAACGCCTACTAGTTCGTTAGCAATAACTGAAGGCATAACCCTTCTAATTAATGGTAACATAACTTTATTTAATGTTGCTACGGATCCTGCACCTGTTGCACCTGCGGTTGCGGCCTCTGACAATTGACGCTTTGCGTTTTCGAGTACCACGTCCATAGTTTGCTTACGTTGACCTGTAAGGCCTTCTGTAAGTGCTTCTTTGGTTGCGGACCAGTTGCTTTCAAATAAATTTGCCATTTTATACTCCTATTATTTTGAAAGTCCGGCTAGTTTACGGATAGTATCTATTTCGACGATATCATCCGTTCTGTCATTGGCTTCTGCTGTTGCAGTCACCTTTTTATCACCAGTGTGTTCTTTTGTTACTGATTCTGTGATAGTCTTTTTCACTCTTGGTGTTTCGCCATCTAAAACTGATGGAAGATACTTATTAAATTGCTTCTCTAAGTTATCTGTCTTAACACTTTCAAGTAAATCTGACATTATTTCTTTCTTCTCTTTGCCTAATGGTGACATAAGTTCATTTAATGTATCTTTACGATCAATTAAATCTTTTGCCACATTCAACTTGCTTTCAGTTAAAGCAATTTGCTCGTCTTTCGATTCTGCTTTTGCTTTTTCTTCGTCAAGTTCAATTTTCATTTCGGCTAGTGTTTTCTGAACTGCTTTAATTTCTTTCGCTTCGTTCAAGTATGAATTACCATACTCATTAGCGAATGCTTCAAAAATTCTGCGTCCAAAGTCGTTCTCACGAGCTGATGTGATGTCATTACGGAAAGATTTGACTTCATTTGTAATAACGTTGTTAACAACGCCTTCGACTTTTTCAGCCGCTTTACTAATAAACTCTTTTTTGGCTTCTGCTAATTGCTTTTTGCCTTCTCTTACCATTTTGACTTTCTGCTCAACTAATGCTTTCTTGTCTTCGTGGAACTCAGTGAGCTCCTCTGCAAGTTGTTCTGCTACAAAATCGTCTAATTTTGTAACATGATCACTTGTACGAATCCTGTCTGCACGAAGTTCTTTAACTTCTTTAGCGACTTGTTCTGTTACGAATTTGTCTAATAGTTTTGCGTGTTCACTGACAGCCTTGCGATACTTAACTTGTTGGTCTGCTAATGCTTTCCTGTCTGATGCAAGTTCAGTAACTTCTGCTTCTACTTTTTCAGAAATGAAATTGTCCATTGCTTCAACGATCTGACCTTTGTCATGCTCGTATCGCTGGGCAAATTCTTCTCTAAGTTCTGCAGTAAGCTCTTCTCTTGCTTCAACAAGTTTGCTTTCCCAAGCCTCTTGAATGGTAGTACTAACTTCTTCAGAAAGTTCTATTCCTTCAAGTATCTCGTTAAATTTCACTGCCATAGTAGTCTCCTACTTACTTTGTATTTAATTCCTTAATGAATCGAGTTATTTCGTTCATTAAGTGTTTTTCTGCACTTTTATCGTGTGTTAATGCGGTTGCTGTATTATAAATAGTTGCACCGCCTCTCATATTGAATAAACTCTCATAAATTGTTTTTGGGTAGGCATCTGGAGCACTTGGTTGTGCCACAATGTCTACTGTTACTATATCAAAATCGGAAACTTTACCGCTTTCATTAACGTTACCGCTTCCTCTACTTGATACACCTAATTTTGCTCCCGCCTTTAACAATGCTGATGCAATGTTTCCCATTGGTGTTTCTATGATTTTAAGTTTACCCATGCCATTATCACCGTCCATATGCATGTCTGTGATTATATGGCTTACTCTATCTAGGTTAATTTGTAACTCTTCTGGATGATCTAACTCTCCCATTACAGTTTCTCCTTCACCTAATCTAGTTCTTACATCTTCTACAGCACGAGCAATCTCATCACGGGGATAAATCCTACCGTTCTGATTTTCTACTACACCTTGAATAAAAAGTCCTGATAAAAACAAGTCTTTTCCATTCTCGGATTCCATTAATGATAGCCCTGCTTGTGCCGGTGCTATAAATTCATAGAGTTTTCGTGCCATATTAAATTACTCCTAAAGAAATAGTTATTTAGACCGCTTTATGGTCTACGTTAATATTGTCTGTAGGTGTGTTGTCCTTTGCTGAGTCGCCCTTCTTGCCATCACTGCCGTCTTTAGAACTAACAGGTTTTGCTAGATCAACAGCCGGTTGTGCTGGTGCTTTAGTTAAAGATGATTCAGTTGAATCAGGATTTTCATCCTTTGGATCTGCAACAGCATCAGAAAGTTTAGTTGCTTCTTCAACAACTTCTTCAGTTGATTCTTCAATATCATATTCTACTGACTCTTCTTCCATTTCTGGGTCCATAGGAATATCAATTGGTTCGTCTAACTCAAGTTCTTCTGCGTCGTCTCCGAAATCTTCTTCGTCTTCTGCATCGTCGCCCAATAACTTTTCAAATTCAGCTCTTAGATCTTCTAACTCTGCTTCTAAGTCGTCAACTTTGTCTTCAATGTCGCCTTCTTCCGCGTCACCTTCTTCTTCGTCGTCTACTTCGCCTAGTCTTCCTTCTTCCTCTGCTTCAACTTCATCAGCATCTGCTGTGATGTCGTCAACAAAGTCATGATCTTGACTGATTTCTTCTTCGACTGGTTCTTCTTCAGTCTCCGCAGTTTCTTCTACTGCTTCTTCTTCAGATTCGTCTGCTTCTTCAACAGTTTCGTCTGATTCTTTTGTTTCATCATCTGCTTCATCAAGAACTTTCTCGTATTCACTACGAGCCTTGGCAACCACATACTCATGCAAAAGCTCTTCTGCTTTTTCATTTTCTTCGGCTAACAATAGTTCAAGAATCTGCTCTAGATTCGCTTTTGATTCTGACATTAGTGGCCTCCTAATATAATTTTTTATTTTTTAATAAGGCGCAAGATACGCCTAATACACTTACTACTTATGTGTGCGGTGTTAAAATGCGTATAATATGGTGTAATTTTGGCGAAAAAACGACTAAAAAGCCATTTATTGTATTAATATTTAGTTTTGTTTCTTAAACCTTAAAACTAGTTTATATTAATCCGCCTCCTGCGTCTGGTGCTGGCTGTGAGTACATAGTTCTTACGAACTCATTATGTTCTATCTGTTCTGCTTGTTTGATGTCACGAATTTTTCGTAACTTATTTAATTCTTTAAGTGTCAATTTACCTTTACGCACATCAGTTTCTTTACGTTGAGTAAACCTGTCATCGTTTGGATTGTAAAATTCATTTAGTCTCATTATATACCGCCTTCTGGTCCTGCTCCTGCTGGTGGAGCAACTGCTCCTAAATCTGCAATAGCATCGCCAACTGCTTCAGTTGAACCTGGTTCTGGTTCTAATCCAGACAAATCAGGGTCTGCTTCTAAATCAACCATATCAGTTGGCATTGGTCTAATTCCCATATTGCCTAACCCCGGTTGACCTTCTTGTGCATTACTAACGTATTTATCTGAATTGTTCTCTTGACGCCACAACTCTTCATTTTCAAGTATCTCATCGTCAGTTAAGCCTAAGTACTTCTTCATCTTAAACTGATTACTCATATAAGGTACAGCGGCAACTTGGTTATAAAGTTGTGCTCTTTCCGTTTGTAATTGTATATCTCTGAAACTACTAAAGTTCATTGGTGGATTAAACTCTATAGTAAATGTACCTGAGTCAATCTCTATTCCTCTATACTTGAGGAACATTTTAAATTCTCTGTCTAAATCTTCTTGTACTTGCTTTTGTAGTCTTTCTACATATTTTGCAAATCTATATTCTTGAATGTATGCAATACCTACTTTACCATCATTAAATGTTTGGCTTCCATCTTCTGGGCCAGTAGGTAGATATGAACTTGGTATTTTAAGTCCACGTAATAGTTTATTATTAAAGTATCTTAAGTCATCAATTTGCCCTAAGTTCTCACCACCCGGTAGTGTATCAACTTTAGAACCTCTGCCTTCTGCTGTTTGAGCAAAAAAGTAATCTTCTAACATGCTCATTGGATTGTAAGCACTATCTGCTACACTTGCACCCGAGCCGTCTTTGCTTTTACCAGGAACACGTTTTTGTTGTACTTCGTACTTAACTTGTTCTAGGTACTGTCTTGCTTTATGAGGTGGCATGTTACCAACATCAATAAAGAACACACGTCTTTCTGGTGCTCTATGTACTCTATATATAATAATAGAGTCCTCTAATAATTCTTTTTGTTTAAATGTTTTAAAAATAGGTTCAAGTATGCTTACACCAAATGGCCAAGCCGCGTCCATGCCTTCTGTTAAACTAATATGTACAATGTGTTTTGCGTCTACAGGCGTACCTTGGTCAACACCGTCTAGTGCTCCAGTTAAATATCCGCCGCCGCTTGTTGGGTTAGTAGGGCTCATTATACCTGTAATGCCTTGTCCACTACCATATGGTCTTGCATGTAAATTAGAAACTTTAGTTGCAACTTTTTCTTCAAAAAGAGGATCTAAATTTTTAATAAAGTAAGTTTCAATTTTTTTACCTGCTGTTTCGTTTACAATAACTTTTTCAATATTTGCCTGATCAACCCAATACAGTTCATAATTTTCTGGATCTCTTATAAAAACTTGGTCTCCGTATTTAATACTGTTACGGAAAATTCTAAAAGCACGTTTGTACATAGTGTTTAGATTACACCACTGTTCAAGAGTCTTAGTTATAATTTTGCTTTCTGTATCACTTGGGGGTTCTGAATAATTAATTTGAAATGGCAAACCAGAAGAGTCATCTTCTTGTGTACCAAATTCTGCAATAACATCAAGTGCCGCATTAATTTCTGAATCAGCATCCATGTTATCATATTGCATATAACGTATAAGTCTATTTGGCGAACCAGCATATACTTCTGGTAACCAACTGGCTAACTGATTAGAGGCCGCTCCTGCGCCTTCACCTGCTGGTTGTGTTTGTAGGTTTAATGGTAAACCACTGTTATCAACCGGTGTAAAATGTTTTCTCCAACTCATAAATTAATCTCTATTTTTAAAACTTATACACAGTATTTATCATTAGTTAATAAGTTGTCAAGGCTACAATGGCCAGTCTTTGTTTTGCATCATAACTTTATAAGGCCACTCGTCGTTGTTTTGTAAATGC